TTACACCATCTAAAAACCAAGTAGCTAATTCAACAGCATCTGTGTCCTTCCATTCTTCGTATTTTGCTAAATTCATAGAAGATAAACAACAAATAAATGAATGTTCTTCATCTGTAAATAGTGTAATTTCGGAACAAATATTTGTCATAGATACTTCTAGATTATTTAATCTGTAAGCAATGGGGTTATCTTTATTAACATTATCCTTATACATTATATAAGGTTCACCTGTTTCCATTCTTGATTTTAAAACCGTAGCCCATCTATTCATAGCATCTGGGTCTCTTGCTTCTAGTTTTCTCATAAATGAATCACCTACAACAACACATTGATGTAAGTTAAGACATTGTCTGTTTGGATCGCCTTTAGGTCTACGAATTTGTAAAAATTCTTCAATGTCCCCATGTTCAATATCTAAATTAACAGATGCTGCTCCTCTTCTTACATTTCCCTGGTTAGTAGCAATAATGGATGAATCAAATATTTTAGCCCATGGTACTACACCTTCACTTTTACCGTTTCCAGTAATTCCTTCTCCACGTTCTCTAATGCGAGATAACGAAATACCTACACCACCACCGGATGCTGTTAACTTCATTAGTTCCGCGTTAGTTAAACCGATTCCACGTATTGAATCAGGTGTATCAACACCAAAACACGAAATAGGTAAACCTCTATCAGTTCCCATGTTTGATAAAACAGGAGATGCTAAACCTAACCAACCATTCCACATTATTTTGAAGAATTTATTTGCTAGTTCTGGTTTTTTTAGTCTCATAGCAGCAGCATTAGATACTCTTCTATAAGCTATTTTTACAGTTTCACCAGGGAGTAAATACCCTTTAGAAATGGTCGCTAGAGAAATTTCGTCCATCCATTCAGGATATTGTTTTCCTTTTTCCCAGTTACTGTAATCTACTTGTAATGCGTTATTTTCCATTATTTTCTTTTACGTTTTTTGGTTTTACGTTTTTTATTTTTGTATGTTTCTTTAATTATTAAAATTAATATATATGAATTGCCTATTAAGGAGAACGCACAAAGTAAAATTGATATTGTTGCTAGTATTGTTAATTCCATATTTTTAAAATAAACTGTTTGCGTCCCAATTTTGAACACCTTTACTATAATTTGTTACTCTGTTAGCAAAGAAATCGGTGTGTTGTTTTCCACCGGATAAGCTATCAAACCATTTCATTCTTTTTACTGCGTCTTTATCTATACCATTTACTATTGGTCCATATCCTAAATCACCCATTTTAGTATTTACTCTATGTTTAATAAAAGATACTAAATCATATTTTGGACATCCTTTTAAATCATCCATTTCATATACTTTATCAATAAAATCTAATTCTAATTTTAATGATAGCAAAGCTGCTTCTTCAATGTCTTTTTTTAATTCTGGTGTATTATACTCAGGTTTTTCATCCATTAAGGTTCTAAATAACCAACAACCCGCATCTGAGTGTAATGATTCATCTCTAATACTCCACTCTACAATTTGACCTACACCCTTAAGCTTATTATCTAATTTAAAGGATAATAAAACGGCAAACGATGAGAATAAATTAACACCCTCTGTAAATGCAGAAAATATAGCTAATGATTTAGCTCTTTCATGCCAATTTGCTTCACCATTATGAGAATCTCTAACTTCGGTTAATGCTGATATTTTAGCCATTGTAGCTTCATCTTCTAGAAATTCACTAAAATTATCTAACCCTAATTCTTCATTTAATAAAGAATATGCTTCAGCATGGATAGTTTCAAATGCACCAAAAGTTACAGCCATTTTAATTATTTCAGGCTTTCTAAACCAGCTAGTTACTAAATTAGTCCAGTAATCATTTACTACAGTTTCAGTTTGAGCAAATCCTTTTAAGATAGTACCAATAATATTTTTTTCAGACTCAGTAAGATTTTGTTTCCAATCATTAACATCACTCATCATAGGTACTTCTGTATGTAACCAGTGTGCTTGATGTTGTTTTAACCAATAATCAGATGCTTCTTGATATTCAAAGGGTTTGTAAACAATTCTTTCTTTTGTAATGTCTCTTTTCGCCATTTATGTGGTTTGTTAAAATTTGTAATTATTTTTTTTCAAAACTAAATATATCTTGTTTTACTTGGTCATAGGCAGCTGCCGCTTTTCTTTTTGTATGTGCGTCGACATCATCATAACTATTAGACCTTGTTTTAGGAGCAAAACTTTCTTCATCTCCACTTAGATCTGTATTGTAAGGAAAAACTTCAAAATGACCTGTAGCAGTATTTGCTGTTACAGAGAAGGTATGACCATCCATTCCATACCGGTTTTTCATAATATGTAATCTACCTGTACCTCCTACCTTATCTTCTTTTTTTCTGGATAAAGACATACAAAAATCAGTAATCATAATTTTATCATATGACCCTGCGGCTTTATCCCCTTCAATTATTTCGTCATTAGCTCCAGCACGGTTTACCTGTGAAACTGACCAAACAGGTATATCTAGTTGCTTAGCTAAACCTTTTGTACTAGTATAAATATCATCAATATCATCTTTTCTTTCTCGGTTTTTACGTCCTGATGAAAGTAAGTCAACATAATCAATAATAATCAAATCTGCCTTAATACCTAAACTTTCTACCTTTTTAATATGTGATTCTATAGTGGACATAGTAGCGCGCCCTGTTGGGAATTCTTTAATAACTAACTTACCAGGTAGTTGAGGGATTATTTCTTCTACTTTTTCCTTATTATTATGAAGTTCACGAACGTCTATTTTAGTAAAAAAGGCATCATATCTTTTACCAACATATGCTTCACCTAATTCTAAAGTATAATGTATTACGTTATATCCTAATCTTACCGCTCTACCACCAACAGATACTAATGACCACGATTTACCAGCTCCTGGACTACCAAATATAAGACCAAAATCTCCATTTCCCAGTCCACCTTGTAATAAATCATTGATCTTAGGCCAAGGTGTTGGTATAGTAATTCTAGATTCTTCTTTATATCTTTCTTCAATGTCTTTAACGTATTCATGTCCTAAGTTTTTATCTTGTCCTGCTTTTAAAGCACCATCAACTAAATACCTAATACCATCAAAATCGCCTGCTTTTAATAAATCCACAGACGACATTAAGGCCTTCTTCAATTGTTGGTTTTTACAAAAATTTGTAAATTCTTCTTGTACGTATTCTAAATCATCATCAGAAGAAACGTATGCCTGTTTTAGTTGATCTGTTAATGAAATTTTTAATACTTCATTATCTACCTTTTGTATTTCAACTTTTAAAACTTCTAATGAAGGTGTAGTATGGTATTTATCATAGTATTTTAATATTTCTTTAATAACCCATTTTTGAGATTGATTCTCAAAATATTCTTCAGATATTATATCATGAATATTTACTAAGAATTCCTTATGTGTTAACAATGAAGATAACACTTTAATTTGGAAATCGTGGCCGTATTGGTTTATACTATTTAATGTCATCTATAACCTTTTTATTTTATTATTTGTATGTTGGGAACATTTCGAATATATCTTTTAACCATGATTCTAAATTCCTAATCATCCCTCCTAATTTATCTTCATTATAAAATGAAATAAACATTTCAGGGTTAAAATCGGGTAAATCCTCTGTTATTAAACCATCAATATGTTCTTTACCTCTATCATCGATCATTGGTACGCTTAAATCCATTACTTTATAATTAGTTTCAATACGAGATCGTTCCTGAACTATGCGTGAATATACGACATGCTCTTTAAATTTCCTAGCAGAGATGTCGAAAATGTCCTCTAAAGTTAATTCATGGGTTTTTAGTTCTGGGAATCTTTTGAATATCCCCTTTGCACCTAACCCTTTAATCCCTTGAATATTATCTGAATTATCGCCTAATAGTGTTTTGTGTAAAATGAAATTATGTGGTAATAAACCAAATTTCTCTTCTACTACTTTTGGAGTATAATACTCTTTCTCCATTGGTCTATACACAATAATTTTATCAGTTACTAGTTGTAAGAAATCCTTATCACTAGATACAATAAAACAAGTTGAATCATGTTTTTCTACTAATTTTTCAGCTAATACTGCTATAATATCATCTGCTTCAACTTTATCAAGAATAGTGGTTTTAACAGGTAATAATTTTAAATACTGGATAATACGAACAATTTGATCAATTTTAGAATCATGTTCTTCTTCAATATTATCAAATGCCTCCCAATTAGTAATTCTAGACAAATTCCTTGTTCCTTTGTACTCGGAGAGCAGGTTCTTACGATTTACTGTGGAACCTGCTCCGTCGAATACTACATAAACAGAAGTTGGATTTGTTTGTCTAATCATGGCGCCTAAAGAGCGGAAAAAACCACCTAACCCTCCAATATGAACCCCATCGGGGTTAACCATATTCATCATGGCAAAATTTCTAAAAAATAGATTTAAACCATCTAATATTAGTACTCTATCGTGCCTATTTTGAGTAGGTGCGTCCTGGTCTTCTTGGATACCATCCAAGAGACTAAATAACTCTTTTTGCTTCATGATTTTTGTTTATAAGTCTTGTGTGTCGAACAAAACAGGTGTTACATCTTCTTGGTCTTCTACAATCTCGAATTTTCCTCCTCCTAAGATCTTAGCCCATTCTTCAGAATGTTCTTTCTTATAGGCATTCTTATCCTTATCAGTATCTTCAATAAAACCGTGGGTTGTCATAACAATTTTACCTCTTGACTGAATACCATTAACGTGATTTTTATCAATTTGTAAATTAGTACGTTTACCCCATTCTACTTGCTTACCACCTTTAATTGCCTTAATTTTAGATGTACCAGCATTTGAAACATTACCAAACGTAGCTACAAATGTTGCATCATACCACATAGCCATCCCACCTTTGTTCATCATCTTTGGTTGACCCATAGGTGATTCAGCTTTAGCAGTCCAAACTTTGTTAATAGCAATTAATGTGTTAGTGTAGGGTGCTGATTCTTTACGAGACATTACAATACTTTGGTTAACTGTATTACCAAATTGTGTTGACATTGCACCCGCATTCCATTCATTGTTATTCTTCAGTTTTTCAACTGACATAGCACAAGGAATTGATCCAATTGAATCCCAGAAAAATGCTAAATCATAGGGTAAGTTACCTTTTTTCTGCTCATTCTGTAAATCCATAATAAAGGCAGCTACATCTTCAATAGTGTGTAATGTTTCTCTATCAACATAAATAAAATTACCATCATAATCTGTAACCTCACCATCTTCATCCTTAATTAGATTAACTTGTAAGCCCATTTGAGCTGCATGTTCCCAATTCCATTTCATCTCTGTAATGATAAAAACAGGTAATATTCCCATTTTTTGAGCTTGGACTGCGGCTTCTAATAATGCTGTAGTTTTACCTGTATCAGAGTGACCTCTAAGTAATGTAATGTGTCCCATTGGTATACCAGGTACCCCAGCAATTTCTTGAAAAGCAGGTGATAAGGGTATCCATTTTTGTTCTTTAAATTTGACATTTTTATCTAAACCTTTAGATGATTTAAATTTATTTAAGTCAAATTTACTCTTAATCTCGGCAGACACTGCTGCCGAGAGAGATTTGGATATTTTTTTCGCCATATTTAGAAAGGTAGATCATCAGTTTTGTTATCACTTCCAAACATTGAATCAAAAGCATCTGCTTTATTTTTCTTTACTCCTTCAGAATTAGTATCTAAACTAAAATTTGATGTAGAAGGGGCTGCTGCCTTTTCAGTTGGAAATGCATTTTCACTTACATTATCTGATTCTGTTTCTTCTGGTGATAACCACTTTTCTAATGCTACTTTCATTTCATCAAATGAATATTTTTTAAACAATCCTTCTTTTGGGTTAGGTTGTTCACTTGTCCAAGATTCTACTTGAGACGGATCTTCACTTAATGGTGAAGTCTTTAATCTAACACGTACTGATGATTTATTATACGGAGTACCAGTTGATTCTGGTCCTACTGTTTCGATTGTAAGATCTCTACCACCTACAATATCTGTGTAATCCCCAATTTCATCATCAACCGCTAGTGCTAATAATTCTTCATATACTTGCTTACCAAATTGCCATAATCTAACACCTTTATCTTCTTCCCCACGTACTACTACAGGAACGAAAATACGGTTTTTAGCATCTAATTTTTTAGCTAGTAAATAATTTTCCTTGTTATACTCTTCACGTAGTTTCCCAGCGAATAGTGCAATTGGGTCTTTCTCACCAAAATTTGTTGGTGAAATCATTACCTTATTAGTAATACCATAATAGAACTTTAACTCAGTAAACGGGTTAGAAGGATCATACGCTGATGGTACAATTCTAATTTGTTGTTTACCAACTGTTGGTCTCCAAAAAATGGTTGTGTAATCGGTCTTTTGACCACCCTGTGGTTTTGATTGGAGGGTATCCAATTTCTGTTTTAGTGCATTTAAATCCATAATGTAACTTATTTTTAATTATAACTGTTTATATGTAACTGAATATACGAACTATATTTTGGGGAGCCAAATTATAGGTCAATTATTTTGTAAATTTTTGTATTTAATTGTTTTAACTCGTTATGTTGAGTAAGAAGAATGCAATTTCTGTAATGTTGCCAATCTACCTTAAATTTGGTATCTACTACCCCTCCATTTAATTGTTTAATGAGGCCATTAAGTGCATTAATAGTATATAAGGTGTTAGATTCCTTTTTACGATGTACTAAAATTGTTTGTTCTGGGATTGAATCCACATTTCCTTGGTCTACATTATAAGTTACAACATATTCATCTTTGCCCACTATTTCAAGGACAAACATTTTATTATATATAATGGTGTATTTACTTGTAATTTCTTCCAATAAAGAATCTAAATTCTCTAAATTAGTAAATGTACAAAACAGTTTATTATTCAAATCTCCTAAATTTTGTAATGATGTTATTACATCATAGTTCGTATTATACGTATTAGGATTATTCTGTAAAATTGTAGTCATAACCTTCTATTTCTTTAATGTTTAATTTATATTTTTTAAATACTTCTCTTAATTCATTTAAAACCTCTACTTCTGTATCATCTATATCAAATAAAAATGAATCATATGTATAAAGTACTAACTTTGTTTTGCAACCACGTAGTATAACACACATATCCCATAATATACAAACGTTCATTGACGTCTCCAAATTTTGTAGTATATAATTAAACAACTTTTGTGGGTTCATGTTATCTAATTTTTCCTTTTCGTATATGTACCCAGAAATCTTACATTCTATAAACCCGTCGCTCTCAAATTTACGCCATGTTTCTCCTACGTATTTTTCGATTCCTTGAAAGAATTCCAAGTGTCTATAATTCTCGAAAACACCTCCATAGAGCTGTTTGAAGGTAAGTTCTTTTGATTTTTTATAATCCACATTATATAAGGTAGCAAAATGAGCGTGGATATCAATATTGGCAAAATCATAACCAATGAGACTAGCAGCCAAGCTAGGATGGTAAGCGCTAATATCAATTTCCACAAACTTATTATTACGTGGTATAAAACTTTTCCTACATCCGTTTTCTTTATTAAGTGCTGCATAATTTACATTTTTAAATTTATTTGATGGTCTTGTTGTTGTTGTTTTTAAGTTGAACTGAGTGTTAACGTATTCACCGTCAACGGCGTGGAAGTATTCACTGAAGGTTTCATTACATATGCGTATGCCACTTCGCTCGATAGCGTTGAATACCACGGATACTCTACTGTTAAAGAATTCATCATATTTTGTTTTTTCTTTGTTAATATTCGCTTTTAGATCTCTAAAAATGTTCTCACACAATTCATAATGTTTAACAATCGGTATAATTGCGTTTAACTCTAGGTTATCTTTATGTTTACGGTAGTATAAATCATGTGTTGTTGTTGTAGGTCGTATATACGTAGTAGGTGGGCGATTTATGTCGCTAAGAGCTTTGTTTAAGTTTGGGTAATAATGTAATAATTCTTTTTTATCCCTACAATATAATATTTCAAACTTTTCTAGTAAATCGTTTATACGCGTGTTTAACGCATTTAAAGCTTCACTATGCGTAACACATACCATAAAGCCTTTAGTTGCTAAAATTGGTCTAATATACACTAAACTTACACGGTTTTGTGATGGGTGTATGGTGTCATTAAAGGGTATTACCTCAATGAAAGCCTCCCTATAACTACTGTTTATTAAAACCTTTAATTGCTCCTCGTCTTCTACTAACCAATACATTTATAACCATTTTACTCCAATATACGACAGATTTATCTAGTATCCACTTTTTCTCGAGATGTTTTTTCTTATTGATGTCCCTACCTCATTGTTTAAGGATACTTTAATTTTTGTAATTTCTTCCTCCCCAACAAAAGGAATAAGAGTAGAATGTTGAGTAGGTTTATGGAATTTTCCTTCCATCATTACCCCTCTATTTGAATGAACATGGTAATACCCAACATAGTTTTCCCCTGTTGGTACCAATTTTAATTCATTCCCGTTAGTATAAAAATAATTTGGGGTTGATGATTTATAAAATTTACAAAATCTTAATTTAAAGAATTCCTCAAACCCATACCATTTTAGGTTTGTAGATGTTTGTTTTGCTAAGTTTTTATTAACTTTATAAACATCAATAGGGTTGCCTGATATATTCCAGTTTAAGTAGGATGGAGTATATAATTGGTACTGAGTATTTGGGTTTTCGTTTAGATAGTTATTATAAGTATCAACATCGATTTCCATATACTTTAATTCATTGTTCTTTTTTAGGAAGTATCTTTGATATTCTCCAGTATCGTATTCTTCCTTAGTTGGGAATATTATACTAGACATAGGGGAAGAAGCATTACTTATAGGAGAACCAACTGCACCTACATAAGCTGGGGGGAGATATGAAATATTAGCTTCTTCTGTTGTATAAGCTCCAGTTTTACCTGCTTCTACATCTTGGGCTGCATTATTTTCATTATTAGGGATTAATGGGTTGTTAGGTCCGTCTTGAGGTGTTTTACCACTAAAGTATTTACCATCAGAAGTTGAATAGTAATCACCGGTATATACCTCTCCGGTTGCTGCTAAAAGATAGTCTCCAGTAGCAGTGTATAAATTGGGCGTTATTTGTGATAGAGGATAATACATTATAAGCTTCCTATTTCCATTAACATTTCTAATATTTCTTTTTGTGGTAAAATATCACTTTTATCTGTTCTATAAGAACAATGAGTATAAATACCAGGTTGTCCTCCCATTGCAATATTTGATTTCCTATTAGCTTTCGGGAAGAGTTCTTTATAGTTAGTTTTATTTAAATAAACTGGAATGTTAAATTTATTTTTTAATTCTATGATTAAAGATTTAACTGTTGAAATTTGTTCTGGGGTGTATTTTTGGAATCTTTCTTGGGAATTGAATTTATTAATATACCTATACCCCTTTGCCAGTTTTACTATATTATTATTATCATCAACCGTATATGGGTCTGCTATTTCATTTTCAGGTATTACTTTACCGGTCCATGCAACCCAACCTTTATCCGTTTTTTTAAGTCTACCTAATGAAACTATTTCAATTCCTATACTTATTCTATTTAATCTATCAGTTCCTGGGTTAGATCCTAGATGTCTTGACCAATATTCTAAAGGAAAAACATGCTCATTAAAACCATTTCTATCTATATGGTAATGTGTAGCTAGTGGGTATGGTTTTTCAGACCATCCTCTTATATCTCCAGCAGCATTTGTAACCCCAGCGGTATGGTGTAATACTATTTGGGTTTTAGTTGATGCTTCTGGGACGTAAATTAAGTTTTGGCATTTTTCTCTCCATTTATTTGAAAGGTTTGTATTATCTAAAGGTATACTTGTAGTTAAAGATACTCTAGGGGCATCTCCTTCTAATAATACAAAGTCTTCAGATTGTTGGTTTACAATATCCTCTACTACCCCACTAGTAAATGCATCTAAACTTTCTTCTTTTGTTTTAGGTGTACTAATTGTTTCTAAAGAAGTAGACCAAGTATTATCTCCTATTTGATGGTTAACCTTTGAAATTACAAAATCTAATGCTTTAGGATATTGAGCGGGGAGAAAACCCTGTCTTATTTTTAAACTATTATATATCCCAATACCTGATATTCCATCACACGTTAGTCCTAAAGAAGCAGGAATAAATCCTATTTTAGTTGATGGTGTACCAGTTGCAGCATATAACCCATTATCAATAATATTAACATAAGCTTTAAATGATTGTTTACCTTGTTTAATAAATTCTGGATTTAAATGAAAATAATACCCATTTGTATCTAAAGTCCCATTAGCTTTACCTCTGAAACTTTGAATTAAATATCTAATATAATTATTAGAAAATTTTTTTAATTCTTTTACTTCAGGTACAAGGGCTTTATCATTTATATCCTCAATTACATCTTCTACATATTCATGCCATTCGGTATTTGAATAATTATTTCCAGTAATAGGACAACTTTCTACATCTTTATGAACTTTAAAGGTTATACCAAACTTTGTTGATTTTCTGTTACTTCTTCTAAATGGACCCCAATGGGTATCAGTTACTGATTTATAAAAATGGTCCTTCATTTCATTAACCTGAGCTAGGGTTAATGGTTTATATATGTTATCACTAGGTTTAACTACAATATTTTTGCTTTTATCTTCGGTTTTAGGGTCTTTTAAATCAAATTGATATTGATCTCTTAAACCTGAGTTCCAATTAGAAAAAGCAGTAGCATCATAATTTTTAGTCGAAGAACCATTTGCTGTAGCCCCTATTGATATCATAGAAGAAAGTGAGGAATCAATTTTAGTTTTAAAGCTAAAATCTTGGACTATGTTGGATTGGGTTTTACCTGTTGTATCTCCTTCTTTAGGTAGACCATAACCAAATAGTTCAAAATTAGGTTTTTGTGTAAAAAATTCTTTAAACGAACTTTGTTCAATCCCCCTTATTTTATTTTGGTCTTGTATCGTAATAACACTATCGTTAAATAAGACCGGTTCTAAATTAGGAATATCACCTAATGCAGAATTAATACCATTACATATGTTTTGTATAAACTTAAAAAGGAAAAGATCACCCTTATCATTAGTATCTTTTTGAAGACACCCTGCTACAAAATCATAGTTAAGATATATATTCATAATTTGACCATACATTATTGAATTATCCTGCCCCTCAACTACTACCCAATCTTTCATAGCCTTTATAAAAGACCAATAGGTTTTAACACCGGTCTTTTTTGAAGACATCTCTGTTGATGAATTAATTGATATATTACTTGTAAATAAAGGTTTTACTAAGGCTACTTTTGGATCAAATGAAATTTGATTTGGATAAATTGCCATTATATTAGACTTAACGTCTGTGTCTATACTTAACATACCAGTACCTGACATATTAGGGATACAGAATTGGTTAATTTTTCTTAATAGTTCTCCAAAGGTTAAATAGTAACCAAATTTATCAATATCAACCCCTTCTCCGTCATTTAGTCCTTTAATAGCACCTAATAATGCTTTATCCCCATCATCTTTTTTTAGGAGCCAGTACATATTTAAATACTCACCATAACCCCACCACTTTCGTCTCCCTTTGGGGTCCATAATGTCTGTAAATAAATCATAAGCTAGTGGAGATGAACCTGCATTGTTTACCACATTGGAGGCCATAGATGTAGGAAAATTTTGAAGGCCAGTACTATACCCATTTACAATCGCAGCTATATCTTCTTCTGTTTTTACTTGTTGAGGAAGGTTTACTTTTAAGGATTCAATAACATCCCCTACTGACATTAATGTTAGTGTAATAGAATAACTTCCATCTTGTTCAAAACTCCAATTAAAATTACTAACTTTTCCTATAAACCCATCATAATTACCACTATATAATCCTCGATATCGTTCAACATCCTTAGTTAATTTTCTAAAGTTATAAGTTTTATAATCTTGAAACCATATATCCTCAGTTATAGTATTACCCATTTGTTGGATTTCATCATTATTATTTAAGAACTTATCCCAACCCCATTCAAGTATCATGGTGTATCCTAACCTAATATATAATAACTCAATAAGTTCAAATTGAAACTTATTATAACATTTAAGTTCAACTGTTGCTTTTCTTATTGAACCTCTATTTAAACAATCTACCTTAGCACTAATAAGACCAGGAGGAGGAGAAAAACCTTCATCTTTACCCCCTAAACCATATGACGATGCTTCATTCCATACTTGACCTGTTGTAGAAATTCCACTTCTTTGACTATACCCCCCACTATCTCCCTCTCCTTTTTGGGTTTTATTAGAGGGAATTACTGTTGATATTGTATTAAATAATACAGCTTTAGTAGCTAGTTTATTACCTAAAAAGTCAGCTGGTTTTGAAAATCCTATATCTTTTAATCTAGATTCTCCTGTAGTTCTTTCAGTCTCCTCAATGTCTTTTAATGTTAAAGTTGGTTTTGTTTTTTTAAGTTCAACTAACATTTCATTTTTAGTTTGAACCCTAACAGAGGATGCTAGTTTTAACCAAGCATTCCTGTTGTTTTGTATTTGGAGTTGCTGGGGTGTTCTAAGTGTATCAAACCCAGAACCCGCAGTTTGTTGTCTAATTTGGAGTTGTTTGTCTACAAATTCTTTAAATGATTCTCCTACTAATCTTCCCATAACCTTTTATTTTCTTAGATTTAAAATATCATAATCCGCCTGTATTTGACCTATATTAATAGGGATTCTAATTTGAACCCCTAAAGGTAAGTAATAGGAATCTTGTTTTAAAAATTCATTTGCTGTAGAGATTATCCACCATAGGGTTGGGTCACCATAATATTGGTTTGATAATATATCTAATCTATCTCCTTCTTCAGTATAAACATATACATCACTTTGTTGTAGGGCGATTGAAGGATATTTAATATTTTTATAAAAAGAGACACCAGACAAACCTTTTTTGTTTTCTCTGCTAATTATCTTTATTTTAGTGTATCTCCCCATTTATTTATTTTTTAGGAATATAATTAATATTATCTCCTTGTCCATCGTAGTTATTTCCTGATGCCGCTGCTAGGTTAATATAATGCTCTGGTCCGTATTTGTCAAGGAATTTACCACCTCCCTCTAATGCTTTACCATTAGCAAATGTATTTTGTTGTAATTGAGGTACAAAGTCATGTATAGGTATAAAGGTAAATCCTGAAACTTTTACCATCATAGGCATTTCTTTAACTGAAGGGTCGGTAAATATTTCTTTCTTTTCTTGTCCCCTATTTACATATTTAATATTCCCATTATCTGGTATTGATACTTCCCATGGAGATTCTTCTGGGATATCAATATTTAACCCCGTCATAATCCCAACTTGTTCTTGAAAATACCCTCCTACTGTCAATGTAATTAAATTTCCTCTCATATACCCGAAGTTTGAATAATCAGGAGCACAAACTGAGGCTAAATAATTTAATTTCTGGTACATAGGTATTAGCTCTTGTTTTGATTGGGCTGCTACAGTCCAAGCCATACTTACTTTTCTATCAAACCCTCCATACTTATAGAAATTTTCAGCCCTACCCATATATTTTTGTGATTTCCACTCTGCTGAGTAGTTGTCAGACATTGAGTCTATAAAAGCTCTAAAATGGATATAAGTTTTTAATTCAGGGTTGTCGTTGTCTATTACCCCAATTCTAAACTTTACTAAGTCGTTTTTTACACTATTAGTAGTTACAGAGGTTGATTGGTAAAGAGGTAAAGCTGTGATTTTATCTAGGGCTTTCATATAGCCTGAATTTCCTTCTACAGAGTCAGGTTGGTTATTAAGTGCACCTCTTTTTCCAATTGTGTAACTTTTTAAATTACCTCTTCTTCCGGGGTCACCTAAATTAACTCTTTGTTCTATATTCTTTTGAGTATAATCTAATGTATCAGGAATTTGCTCTGACCCATCTGGTGCTATAATTTTAGTAAATGACGGTTTATAAAACTTCCCATCTTTACTTGTTGGGATGTAATCTTCTAATTCAGCTTGAGTAAATACTTGTCTTGGTATTATTTCAGAAACACCACTTCTTAATTTATTAAGATCTGTTTCTAAGGTTCCAGATTTATATACACTTCTAGAAAGTGTTAAGGGACTTATAACATCATTAGGGTTAAATAAAGTATTTAGGTATACAAATTGAGAAGATTTACTTAGGGATGATACCCATTTAGTAGTAGCTCCATAAGCTTTTTGAATATCCTCTATGTCTTTAGCTTTATTTAAACCTGGTGTATAAACACTAGGAACATAATTTACTTCACCTGTTGATAAAGTTGTATTAAATACTGTAACATTATTAGAATTAATTATTTTAAGATTATTCTCAAATTGTTGTTTAAATTCTAGTTGAGTATTAAATTGATTATTAATACCCGTTCTTTGATCTAAAGGTACTCTGATTTTTGTCTTTCCTATCCCTAATGTTGATCCTGGTCCTCCCCCATATTCAAACAATACATTATCTGTTTGTTTGTTTGTAATTTTTAATAAAAGTGGTTCTAATCTACTTTTGTTACCCTCAACCCCATTTGTAGCTATTGTATTTAAATAAGTTGGTAAACCAAAAAGTGAATTACCATCTGGGGATCCTTTAGTTGTTTTTTTAAAAGGATTTAAACCTTGTTTATTTAAATGACCACCAAAAACACCCGCGGCGGATTGTCCTATAGTACCTAAAGGAGAATATATTCCTTGGTTTAAACCTATATTACTTTTTATAAAATCTCCTATTTTACCTATAAGTGACGTAGGGCCATTGCTTACTGTTATACCTCTATCTTCTACATACTCTTCATACCCTACTTCTGAGTTAACATTAGTTAATGACAATACATTTTGTTTTGCAAAAAATAATGTACCTGTTAGGTTAATTGGTTGACCATTTGTGTTATCCCCGTTATAAAATAACTTAGATATTCGTTTAGTATCGTTAGCTATGATCTTAGGTAATAGTGAACCCCCACGTACTAGAAAATCGGGTCCTCCTGTTTTTCCTAAATCAGAAAAACTATCGGGGATTTTACTAGTTACATAAGGTTGGTTACTATTTCCACCTCCTACTGTGTCCTTACCATACCTTAAAGATTTAAGGTTGGTTGTCATATTAACTAAACCCATCTATTTATCGGGGTAAACGTTCTAAATAATTTTGTCTAGTTGATAGAGAACTTCCACGATCAAGTAAAGAAGGGGAAGGTAGAACACCATTATTAGGCTCTACTTGAGAAGCGTTTGGTTTTCCAATGGTTGAATAATCATAATGTAGAGTAGACTGTTGGAAATTTGGTGTTTTAGGTGTTTGACCACTTAAACTTGTGGCACTAGCTTGACCTGATATTAATTTGTTTAATAAACTCATAATTGTTGTTTTATTATAAATATTAGACTATTGTATTTCGTATAACCCCATTGGAGCCATATCTGGTGTTTTTTTAATAAGTTGTGCTAATAGCGAATTAGTAGCATTCATGTCTGTTTTACTTTCTACTACTGTTGTTGACCCCCCACTATTATTCGCCATGTTAGAAGCTCCAGGGAATGCAACAAAATCATCATTTTTAGATAGCTCAAATAACCCTCCTTCTTTTGTAGATACTTGTGTTTTACCATCTGCTGGTGAGTTAACATCTCCTACTTTACTTAAAGCACCAAAACCTGCTGCTAGTGTTGCAGCTGCTGCTATTGGACCTAATACCCAACCTGCAACTGGTATTGCAGCCGCTGATTGGAATGCCATGTAAGCTGCTAATACAATAGCTATACCTACTATACCCTTCATTATTTTACCAACGGTACCAAGGGGTCCTGTAAGATTTGATATTCCTTCACCAATCTTTCCAGTAAGTTCCATAAGAAGCATAAAGGGTTTAATAATAAAACCAACTACTTCTAGAATACCCCCTAACATTTCAAACACCGGCATCATAGATTCACCTATCATTCCAAAAATTTCATTTATCCTTTCAGTTGAAGCCGCCATTTTATCTGCTTGCCCCACTTGTTGTCTTAGACCTTCAATTCCTTCTTCTGCTAGTTCTTTTTGTGCCTGTTCTAAACCAACTGCTTCTATTCTTTTATTTAATAAGGCTTCAGTTTCAGCTGCTTGTTCTCCTGTAGCTCCAGCTAATTGTTCTTGTACAAATAAGGTTTTTGCTAAATCTTCTCTACCCATACCTACAGCTTTGGCTAATGCTTCTTGCTGTATTCTATTCATAGCCGTAAATTCAGCGGCTGAACCTGCTTGTTCTGATATTTCTTTTGCTACTGTTGCTAAATCATTATTTAAAGCTGCCTGTCTTGCTTTTTCTAAGTTAATATCCTTACCTAACAATACTTCGGCTTGTAACTCGTTTTCGATAGATTGTTCAAAATCAAGTAAACTACCTGCTATATCATCTACTTTAGACATTTCCATACCTAAAGATTTTGCAGTTGCTACCGCATCAGCTATTAATCCAGGGTTTTTACCCAAAGATAATGTTGTTGCTGCTGATACTTTGCCTATATCTTTTAATAAATCTTTTTCATTTAATCTTACTCCTAAAGCCGTTGATGAAATTTTAGCCTGGGCCATATATTCACCTGTGACCTCATTAAGTGATTTACCGGTAGAATCTGATATTGCTTTTATACCTAATAATTCTTCATTAGTAAACCCTGCCATCTCTCTCATTTCAGTAAACTGAGTAAGCATTTCCTTACTAGGAGTTACACTAGTACCTAAGGCTTTGTTCATTTCCATCATGGATTCTGACATTCCTTTGGTACTAACAAACACATTACCACTATCTACTGCAGCCTCCCTTAATTGGCCCCTCATTGCTAAGGCACTATCATAAGACATATTAAGGCCTTTAGCCATCTCGGAAGCAGCTTTATCACCTTCTATCATAGCCGAAACTAGCTTTACAATCATAGCTACAGGACCTAAAGACTTCATAAAACTCTTAAACATCCCTTTAGCACCTGCAGCCATAGATGCACTATCTATTGCACCTTTAGAGAAACCACCTTCCATGTTCTTTTGGATGTCTTCAACAGAAGCTCCAGATTCTTTAAGGGCATCCTCCATACCCATTCCTTCTTCCCTAAGTTTAGCATATTTGTCAGCACCAAACTTCCTCTTCTCCATATCAGCTGCTATACCTTCAGCTTCTTTAGCAGCAGCCCCAAACATTGGAGCAAGACCTGAAAGTAATGGGATTTTATCCAACACTTTTTCTATACCCCCAAACAGAGATACACCTTTAGCATTTGCTATATTTTGTACTGTATCGTCTACTAACCCTAATTCAACTTTAAGTGCAATAGCACTATTAATTTGGTCCTCTATACTACTTGCTAAATTTAAATTTAATTCTGCTCTAGTTGCATCTAAATCTGCTGAGTCCTTTATTAATTTTGATTGGACTTGCCTTAGTGAATTTATATTCTTAGTTACTGCTAATCTATTGTCGTCTAATTTTTTAAGTGATCTAGCATTAGTTAAATCTTCTTTTCCTAAAGCTGAAAGATTTTCTGATATTTTAGATATAGAATTTGTTGCTCTAAGTATAGCAGATTTTTCTGCTTTTTGAAATTTTAATTGGGTTAGTTGGTCTTTTAAGACATTTGAAACATCTTGTTGTTCACTGGTGATAGCCTGATCTGTGGCTAGTCTATCTTTAGCTATCTTATTTCCCTCTGCTAATAAACGGTTTTGATCCGCTACTAGCTGCTTCATAGTTTTAGCATTATTTATTTGTTCACCAGCCATAGAAATGTTTTATTATAAATATTACTAATTATAACTTGTTTTACCCTTATATGCTTTACTTGCTTCGGCAAATGCTGGGGTGTTAACTTTACCGTCAGAGTTAACTAGATTCTTGTTTGATGCTCCACTCTTTCCGGCATTTTCAACCGACTTTTTTTCTTCAGCATAAAAATCTTTTATTTCTGAGTAGGTAAATTTTCTTAACCATATAGGCATGTTATATACCGTGTTATAGTCATACCCACCTTTACCATGAAAGATTAATTGGTGAATCATTTTAAAAAGATGTAAACGTATCTCGGGGGCGTTAGTCGTAGTCAGGCCAAAAAAAGTTTAGACCAATTGGAATGGTCACCTCCTCTCCATTATCCAAAATATAGGATAGATTTACATCTGGTTGTGTTTTAGCAATATTGTCTCTAAATGCTCTAGAATCTCTAGCTAAAAACATATTATCTACAAATCCTCTAATATCTTTCTTTTCTTCACTGCCATCTACTGATGTGATTAAATGTTTTAATCTTGTAGTAAGGCTTGATGAATCTTCTTTATTGAGTTTTTTAAGACCTGCTAATTCTCGATCTATTTGTTTTTCTACTTTACCTGTAGATAGTTGGTATGTTAAAACAGTTCCAGTAGCTGGGGTTGTAAAAGTAAATTCGTTTTTACCTGCTTCAAATTGCTTTTCATCAAATTCTTTGTTTTCTAAAGTTGACATATCTAAAACATAGCTTGTCCCTTTTACTGAGATTTCATAATCTTTACCATATCCTAAAATACGAGTAGCAATTAACAGTGCGTTTTTATCACCAACAATTAAGTCATCGATATTAATATCTTTATTTATAATTACAGACTTTAATAATTTTTCTAATACATTTCCTTTTTGGATAAAGGATTGATTAGAAAGGATATCTTCTTCCTTTGCTGTCATGTATTTGATTTCTACTTTACCACTTGATAAGGGATTGTCTTTAGAATAGATTAAACCTTTTGACGGTAATTCTATTTCTTCGGTTGGGAATTTAAATTCACTCATATAAATTTTATTTAATTATAACTTTATTGTTCTAGTATACATATGTAATATACAAAAAAGCTTGGCGTGAGCCAAGCAATTTTTGATAATTTATGTAATTGTTTCTTAGAAATTTAAAATACAATAATCAGGTTGTACTGTTATTTGTAATTCAACAGCAGCACTTTCATCATCCCAACTATAATCACCGAAATTAGCATCTGTAATCATAGCACCTTTGATGATCCATTCAGATACGATATCACCTACAGGTCCTAATACGTTCATAGTTAAATCCTTTTTATAGAAATCACTATATCCGTCTCTACCAGTTACTGATTCATGGTGTAATCTAACCCATTCCATACATGCTTGAGCACCTGATGGTGTAATTGGATCAAATAACGTCATTTGAATTGTGTTCCAAAGTGTTTTACCTTTAACGTATCTTGCAACGTTAATGTGGTTCAACTGAACTGTACCTTGAGTTAATGAAACAGCTCCCATACCTTTAATTTGGTATGATGGAATCCCATCCACATAAAGAATAAATCTGTTCTTTTGCTTCGGTTCGAATGCTGTATAAAATATTTCGTTCGGGTCTAATACTGCCATTGTTATATATTTTTATTATAAATATTCTAGTTTTTTGTTTTTATTCAGGAAATGTTGCTCCAGTTGGTAAAACATTGAAATCTAGAATTACGAATTCAGCTGTTTTAGTTGGTTGTAAGTAAATCTGACCTACTAGCTCATTTCTATCTATTACATCTGGTGTGTTATTAGTAGCATCCATTACTACTTTAAAAGCATATAATCCCTGTCTTTGTTGTACTGATTCTAAGTATGGGTTTACATTTGCTAAGAAATTATTTCTTGTTGCATTTGTGTTTTGTTCGAATACTAAGTTATCTGATACTTGAGAGATATATCCTTTAAGTGCAATTAACAATCTACGTACATTTACTCTATCTAAAGCACTTGCTCTTTTCTGTAAAGTTTTCTGTCCAAATACTACAACTCCACTTCCTGGGAATGTTGCAATTGGGTTTACATTTGCTTCATATAATGTATCTCTGTTTCCAGATGTTAATTTTCTTTCTGCTCTTACTACACTTCCTAAAGCTCCTCTAATTAGACCTGCTGGTGCAAACCATGGATCTGAAGAAGCATCTGTAAATGCATAAACTGCAGGAATATATGTTGAAGCTGGTGCCCAAACTGTTTGTCCGGTTCCGGCATCTACCGTTTGTAACCACGGCCAATAAGTTGCTGCATATGAGCTATCATATTTTGTTGCTTCTGTTGTAACTGCGTTGATTTGCGAGTTATACGCTGCGACATCGATTACTGCTATACAATCTGTTCTACCTTGTGCAAGTGTTACTAATCTTGTAACAGTATTTGAATGTAGTTGAGAGTTTAAACCAGGTGCTGTGATTACATTAAATTGATAATCATCAGAATTGCTTAGTAAGTTAATGGATTGTGTATAATTATCCATTATTAAACCTTGTATATTACCTGTCGTAATATTTTCATTAAATTTAACTGGGGAATTTGTTGCTGTAACATTATCTCCAGTAGCTCCTGAAAATGATCCTGAACCTCCATTTACTACTATATTAGGTAAGCTAGATGTAAATTCACTTTTTGCTTGACCATTATTATCGAAATATTGAGGGGTTGGTTTGTTAACATTTTCTACATATATGTAAGCACTTCTTTGTGGGTAATTACCTAATGTTTTAACAAAGTAATCAGTTCCATCTTGTGCTACTTCATAATAAGTATCTCCAATTACACTCGAAATATAATTTGGGGCAGTTGGATCTAATGATAAATTGTTATATGTTTCTAATACTGTCTTTGATGTTGAAGTATCATTTCCTCTTCTAACTAATAATGAAAATTGTCCCGAGGCTGTGTTTACTGAAGCTACTTCCCATCTAATGTTATCATTTGTACCATTAGTTAAAGTTCCATTTGCTCCGTCTACTACTTGGGAATTGTTCATATTAACACCCTCAGAAATAGTTTTAATAGTAAATGCACTTGTATTTTGAAGATCTGACTCTGTTAATGTAACTGTAAGATCTGCACCATTTGGTTTTGTAGCACCTAAAGATTCTGATGTGAAGTTAATAACATCACCTGCTATATAAGCAATACCCTCTGTTGTTATAGTAATAGATGTGATTGTTGACACTGTTGCGTCTATATCTTGTGCCGCTATTTCAATTGAGGCAATTGCTGAATTACCATTTCCACCCTCTACTGGTACGTTATTTACTGTTCCACCCGTAGAACCTGTTATGTTTATTACTGGGGATACATTAACTGATGATAATAATGCATCAACTCCTGTTACTAATTTACCTTCAGTTATTGAACTAGGGATAGAAGAAGAAGCGCCATCGAAGCTTCCAGAAACTACACGAGTCATTAATAATGATTCACCACCTTGGGCAAAATAATTTCTTGCGGATATAGAATTTAAGTAAGTATAAAATTGAGATCCACTTTCTACTGTACTTCCAAATATTGCTTCATATTGAGAAAAAGTAGAAACTGCAGTTGGTATTCCAACTGGTCCTTTAGTAGCGGGTCCAATAATAGCTGCACCATAAGTTACAGGTCTAGCACCAATAAAAGATTGGTCGTTTTCCCTTGCTAAGACACCTGGAGATAAAAGAGTTTGCTCTGCCATTGTTTATTAATTTATTAGTATTGTTTTATTATAAATATTAGAAAATATTTCGAAATATTAACCTATTGAAGTAAATTCTCCTTTTTCTAGGTCTATATTACCTTCACCATATTTTTCTTGTAGTTGACTACCAGTATCTACTTGATCTTTTTGTAATTTATCAAATTCTTCTAATAGTAATTTCTTTTGTTTTTTTAAGGCATCTATTCTTAATTCTGTTGCACCTAACCCACCTACTATTTCATTATTTCTAGTTTGGTAATCTTGAAGTGTTTGTAACTCTTTTTCTGATAACTTTTTAATGCTCATAATATATTTTTTGTTTAATTATAAATATATATAAGTGGGTTAAAAATTACGTTCTTTTTCTTCCGTCTTCAGTAGGGTTAGAAATAATTTCTATACCATTTATATCTGATACTGCTTCGGTGTTAATAGTTATTTTAGCTTTTGAATTATATATTTTAGTTGCATTTAATTCTTTTTGGATTGTATCCGGTAGTATGTACCCCCTTAATCTAATATTAAAAGTACCGGTTACTAATCTATCTTTACCTTGAGTTAATTCAGTTGCGGTTGTAAAACTATCTATAAAGGCTCTAAATTGAAACCTTTCAGGCATACCCCAATAAGCATCAGAGGCATATTCACACGCTTCTATTACTTTATTTAATTGTTCCATATAGTAAGTTTGAATTAAACAACTATATTCTAACGTTACGTAGTCAGGTTGTGCTACTACATGAAATTTTTCAATTGGTTTTCTATTATTTAAAGTTCCAAAGTTACTATAAAAGTTTTTTGGGCTGTATTGTTTAGACCACTTACCATATAAATTGGGTTGGTTAGCATCTAGTTTATTTGCTACTGTTCTATCTTTAGATAATGAATCCCTTTTAATTACAATAATAGGTAACATAATTGCACCTTTTTTGTCTCTATAATACCCATCACGTTGGAATGATTTCCACCTCTCAGGAGCACCATATATTACAGGTACATCTCTTTTTATTCCATTTTGGTAAACAAAAGGTTTAATTTTATTTTGAAAATAATAAAAAATCGCTTCATCAATATCCTTTAAACCAATAGCATATTGTTTTGAACTATCCCCCTTTAAACTCATGTTATTAGACCTATTAAAGTCAATCCCAGTTTCAGTATAATTAGGGTTTGGGGGAGAAATGGCGTTATTTGGGTTGCCTACTTCTCCTCTATCTTCTATTCCCTCAAATGCACTTTGTTTTGAATTACTTAGTGTTAATTGAGATTTTGGTATTGGTTTTCTTGGTTTTGCCATTACATTCTTTCTATATAAGGTGATATCGCAACTTTATCAGCTGGGATGTAATAAGTTGAGCATAATATAGATACATTGTTACCGTATAAATCTAAATTTGGATTTAATGGGTTAGGAGTACCGTCTGAATCATTATTAGGGTAAGATGGGTTTTTGCCTCCCCAATATTGGTTAGCAATTGTACTTTGTACACCATAATAGGCTGTTTCGTATAAAATAATATCTCCTACTCTAGGTACTACATCGGCATCTACTAAATCATCTCTAAAGAAATAGAAATTTATACCTTGTTCAAATTGTACCCCTTCTATATTTTCAGCATATTGTTGGTCTCCTCTATCAATTAATATATTGAATAAAAAAGGGCCATCATAATATTTTTCTTCAGCGGCTTCGCCGTAGATATTTACTTTAGTTTCTTCTAATTTAAATTGATATAAGGCGCATTGTTGAGTAATAATATTACCCATCAATTCTCTATTAAACTTTCGCATTAGAGAAACATCTCTAACTTTAGTGTACATTGCCATATTATCCTATAAAAATTGTATATGGAACTTTCTGTAATTCCAACATTTTTGAATCTCCTTCTTTAGCTCTTCTTTCTAATGAGGCCATTCTAGAGGTTTCATCTAAATATGTTCTTAATCTTTCTATTAATGCAGTTTTTTCTGCTGTAGCTGCTGCTATTAAATCTGATTGGTTTAATGTTACATCTGCATTTGGGATTGGAATAGTACCATATTTACCTCTAACATACCCTAACATTTCTTTTGATAAAGCTAAAGTGTATTCAAAAATCCACTGTCTTCCAACACTATTTATTTGGTTATAATTAGGGTTACCATATGGTGCATTAGAAACATTTGTTACATTCCCTGGGGACTGTTGTACTCCGTTATTTATTCTTTCGTCTCTTAATATATACTCAAACCATAATTTGGGAGATTGGTCAACACCAAAAATACTAAAATTAGGTATTGGGAATATTTTTAAATTGTCCCCTCTAATTTCAAATGAGTAATTATTTCTTCGGATAGTTTCCGCCATTTCAATTTGTTGGATAACTGCGACTTCATAATTTAATGGAGACATTAAGTATCCACCTCCTCCACCGAATCCTCCCATTCCCATTACTCCAGCTGCTGCTACACCACCAAATCCGAACCCATTATAGGGGTCTAAAAATCTTGCAGATGCTGGGTATGGTTCTTGATAAAATACCCTTTTAATTTCAATACCATGCATGTATTCAGAACCGGTATAACCACTAGCTGTCATAAATGTCTGGAAAGAATAATTTTGTTGACTAGATGTTAGAGCAAAAGAACCTGAATAATAATTTACATTACCTCCTGAACCTGCTTCTTCACCATATTGTTCTGATAGTCTAACTATTGGTTCAAAACTCGGTGTTATAAGCGCTGTGTTTAAGTTTGATGCCGTTGGTAATCCCTCTAGAGATAATTGATTATCTCGTATTTTATATGCGTATATCTCATTACCATATGTGGTAGTTGCTTCCTCAAAAGCAGTAAAAAATGAACCAGATTGGAGTTCAACATCTACCAAAGGGAAACCTAGTCTTTGAGCACAAAAATCTGCTACTTTGTTAGCGTCCCCTGCAAAATCAGTATCACCATCATAAAACCCAAAAGGTGTTTGCCCTGCTGCAAAAGTACTAACCCCTGTCCAAATAGGTATATTCATATTTTAATGTATTTAATTTAATATGTGTGTATTTTAGTTATAAATATGAAAAAGAGTGTTACTATTTAGATCTTAAAGTAGACCCAGATGTAACTAATGATATCCCCTTGTCAATTGCGGTATTATAATATTCTATTAAATCTTCAACTATTTCATTTCTATGGTTAGTTGTCAAAGTAACACCGGCTAAGTTTTTAATTTTTCTTGAGGCAGCATACAAGAATTTAAAACCAGAATCTGATTTTTTCTTTAAGTCTGTTTGATGTGAATCACCACATACTACCATTTTACTTCTTAAACCAATACGAGATGTAATCATCTCCATTTGTTCATGAGTAACATTTTGTGCTTCATCTACTATAATAAGGGAATCTAAAAATGTTCTACCTCTCATAAAAGATACAGGCACAATTTCTATTTTACCATCTTCAATCATTTTTTCAACTTTTACTTTATCATATAATGCAAAGAAATTTTGGTAAATAGGTTGAACCCAAGGATCCATTTTTTCTCTTAAATCACCAGGTAAAAACCCTATTTCTTCTTTAGATACTGTAGGCCTAGTAATAATAATTTTATCATATTGTTTTCTAAATAAACCATCTAATGCTACATTACATGCTAATAATGTTTTTCCACTACCTGCACTTCCTGCTAATAGTGTTATTGTATTATCTAAAATAACTTTTTTCGCTAATTTTTGCTCTTCATTTAATTGTAATTTAAACTTAATAGGATTTTTGGGGATTCTTTTTGTACGATAAACTTCGTCAGTATGTGATTTACTCGCCATGGTTTTGATAACTTTATTGTTCCATTATAAATATGAAGAAGATAAAAAAACCCGGCCTAAGCCGGGTTTAATTATTAAGTAAAAATTAATTCTCTGTTATAGAGAGTTTAATCCGTTTACTTGGATAGTACCATAAAATTCTGGTCTTACCATTTTCTTAGCATAACGAGTCAATAGACCTTTACGTGGTGTGAAGGTATTTGGATCGTATACTAATGGAGTCATAATTAATGGAATGTATGGAGCAAATACAGCACCCGTTTCCAAGAACTGAGAACCTCTGAATCCTAATAGGATTGTGTTTTCAGTCATGTATGGGTTTTTGTATACTTTGTAACGTCCGTTTAATTGACCTACTTTTTGTACACCAAATGCATATGTTGCTTTAGCAGCATCGCCATCAGTATCAGCAGCAAATCCTGGAATTGATTCTAGGATAGTTCCTACAGCCGGAGAACATACTAGGAAGTTTGCACCACCTCTTAATGTTTTCTGGTGAATGATATTACTTAACTTTTGGATTTTAGTTCCTAAAGTTTGGAACCATTGTCCTTGAGAATTGTAAAATCCTAAAGATGCTTGAATACCACCTGCTTCAGTAATTGATCTGTTGTTAACTGCAGACCATATTTCATTTCCAGCAGCAGCGTTTTCGATCAACATACTTAAGATCTCTAAGTCAATTTCTAATGAAATGTACTCACTTAAGATTGAAGTCAATTCAGCTTCAGCATCTAATGCATGGTATGCATTTAAATCCTGTGCAAATTCTGGTGTCCATACTGCTTTCAATTTTCTAGTTTTAGCAACGATTGCAGATGATTTCATCTCTACGTTGATTTCTGGAATTGAAATTGCTGGCGCGTTTAAACTGTTTGGGTTTGGATTTCCATCTTCAAAATCACCTCTTAGGTTATCTTGTGGTTGGATTTGGTATACAATTGTTACGTTGTCACCTGCTGCGAATGCAACTGGTCCTGCACCTACTACGTCAGCTTTTGCTACTATAAATTCTATAGTTGAACCACCTTTATACTTGGTAAATGCTGAAACTTGTACTCCTGCAGCTGCACCAGATACTGATCCTGCTTCTGAACCTGAAAATAATTGGAATCCTGCAACTCCTTCTAAATCAGCATACTTTACATCAGCAGTTGCTACTAATATTTTCCAGTAATCACCATCTACAGCTGATTGAGAATAATCAGAATCATAGTTAAAATCTGCCCATGTAGCTGCTGCTAAAGGAGAGGATTGATCAGCTACGATTGATTGTGTATTGTTAATTGAATACCCGAAACGACCTGCACCGTAAAGTCCACCTGCATTTGTGTTACCAAATGGAGCTGTTGCTGTAGTTCCGTCTCCGTATAAAGAACTTCCTTTTGCGAAAGGTGTGTGATCACTTCCGTATTGGAAATCTAAGAAAAATACTAGACCTGAAGGTAAGTTCATTGGTTGAACACTAACGAATTCTTTCGCTGCGATTTGACCAAATACTTTTCTTACCAATGGTAAAGCAACTCCTGCCCATTGACCACCTACATTTACTGCAGTTTGTGATTGAAATGAACCACCGTTTGCTACTCCACCACTTGTTTGAGATGATTCTACTACAAGTTGTTTAGCTTGGTTTTCAAGGATAATACCCATGTTATTTTTGTGGGAACCACCTAGACCTTCTAAAAGGCCTGTTTTTTCCCATTTGCTAGATAATCTAGCCGCATCAGACTGCATAGACTGATAAGGGTTTGCGCTTTCTAATAATGAATTTAAGCTCATGTTTAAGTTTTTTAATTGTTATTTTTAATAATTTAAATTAAACCTGCGAGTTTTTGCATACGGTTATAAACATCATTTGACTCGATAATAGGTTGTTTTTTCGCCTTTGGTTCTAAACCACTAGCTTTTGAAGCAGCACCTTTTCTAACTGATTCACTAATTGTTGAATTTGTAATTGTATTTACAATTCCTTCATTTAATGTTTCAAAAATAGCTTTTGCTTGACCTACATTAATCGCTTTGTCAAATGCTTTTAATACCTTAACTTTTTTACTCTCGGTTAAGTTTTTTGCTTTAAAGATTTTATTAGTATAAAGTAATTTAGCGTTCAAAAGATTAACTTCTTGTAATTCAACTTTAAGAGCTTCGATTTCATCTAATGCTTCTTTAAATCTCATTTTTTCAGTTTCAGCTTCGATTTTGTCGTCTTTTTTACGATCATCACCTTCGGCTTTTTCTTTTTTAGTCATTTTCTCGTCTAATTCTTCTTGTTTAGCTTCGTCGATTTCGATATCAACATCTACATCTTCAACGTCTTCAACGTCTTCAACTTCAACATCAACTTCGTCTTCTGCGAATTCGTCACCCGGCTCGATTTCTCCAGCTGTAACCATGTCTTTAATGACATCTTCGATGAAACCTTTAAGGTCGTCTTCTGACATATCTTCAAGGTCGATTTCTTCGTCCTCTATTTTGTCATCTTCGTCCTCTTTTTCATCTTTCATACCGTCCTCATAGCCTTCTTCTTCAGCGTCAGTTCTTGCATCCTCGTCTAATTCTAATTCAGCTAATAACTCATCTAGATTAACTTCATCCTCTGATAATTCTTTTTCTTCTTCTTCCTGTACAGTAGATGTTCCTACTTTTTTAGGTGCTAGTTTTAAAGAATCACCTGCTGGTGAATTTTTTCTTTCAAAGCTTGCAGCGTCAAATTCTTTGACTTCGTCCTTGTCTTCATCTTTTGCTTCTTTTACCTCATCATCTTTTTTATCCATCTCCTCTAATTTAGCAGATAGTTGATTTTTTAGGTAAGGAGTAAAAGCTTCCTCAAGGGCAAGTTTTGCATTAGCGATAGCAGTGTCTTTGACAGCTTTAGCATCGGCAATGGCTTCGGTTAACAAATCTCTGTTGTTTGTCATAATCCCAAAATTTAGTTTGTGAAATACGCTTATTCATGAAGCGTAATAGAAATATTATTTATTCGACATCATATAAGAATGTTCATGATGTATTACAGTTATACGTATATGGGTATTTATTGAAAATACAAAAGACGCCAAAAAGGCGTCTAATGTTTTTAATCCATCGGTAGCGTCCGAAGAAAATTCTATTTATGTTATAGGACATGAACCTTTTGAACAAAGGATTTCATGTATAATATTATTAACTTTTGTATAATCGTAAGCAATGGTTTCTTTTCCTTCCTTGATCATATGCATATATGAACCGGGGTTTGAGGGGGTTGAAACAAAGTCCCAACATAGTAATTCAAAATCGTCTTGCACTTCCATTACACCATTTCTTTCTTGTAATGAACCCATACCACGAGATGATACTCCTACTGTAACCCCATTACCAACAAGTGCTTTTAGTATATCACCTGCGGGTGTTGGTAGTACTTCAATCTTACCTATAATATTATCCCCATCCCATCTGTATTCTGATATTAAATGAGATACATTTTGTAAGTTAATAACTTGGGATTCCGGGTGGTCTAGTTCCCCCATTGAACGTCTCTGTTCAATTAATTCTGAGTATCTATCCATTTCTCTTTCCCATAATTCTTTAGAATAATACCTACCATTACCATTTTTTACTTCGCAAGTAGCTAATATCCCCTCAACAACCATATTTCCATTACTCTTATTAACACTTTCGGTTAATGAAGTAGGAGATAGTTGTAATGTGTGGGTTTCTATTATAAGTTTTTTATTCATTTTCTGAATTAGTTTCTTCGATTTCTACCTCATCCACCATTTCTGTTCTTTGGTAAGATTTACCACAAGATTTTTCGTAGATTCTTTCCATTTTTACTTTTCTTCTTTCCAAATCTTTGATTTCTCTCTGCATTTGTTTCATTTTAGATTTATCAATTAATTCACTAAGATTTTCATCTTCTTGTATTGAACTAACTCTATCTAATTTTTCTTGAATATGGTCGTGTAAGTAGTTTAGTTGAGCTTCTAACTTGACAGCTTCTGCTTCTTTTCCTATTTCGGCTAATTTAGAATCTATACTTTCTTTTTTCATTTTCTTTTTATCTTTAACAGCTTTTGCCATTGGTTCTTTAGTATCACCATCACCATCTACATCTGGGTAGTCAGGTCTTGCTTCTTCTGACATGCCTGCTTTTTCTTGAGATGCTTCAATAGCTTTATCTCTTGCCTCTTCAACCTCATTTTCCGCATATAAGGATGAATGGTATTGGGATCCTGCTTGATCAGGTTGGAATCCATCTTCAGCCATCATTTGTCTAATCATTCTCCCTGATTGGGCCGCATACGAATTAGGGTTTCCTGTTGTAACAACTCCCCCCAATGATTCTTTAACTAACTTATAAAGTTTATTTTCTTTAACTGGTTTCATTTTAGCATCAGTAGATTTTAATTTATCACTATACCCGCTACCACCATAAGTTTTGCCAGAATTTTCTTCAACTTTTTGTTCTGTATATCCTATACCTACACCAAATTGACCTTCTTTTACGTAATGTAATTCGTCTTTAGCTAGGTTTTTAATTACTTTTTCTTGTGCTTCTTCTAATGATATGCTAGGATCTTCTTTAAGTTCATAATAAACACCGTTCATCATTTCCTGGGCATTAACATTATTAATATTATCTTCTTTTGGTGAATAATCATAATTACGTTTATCAATATTTTCTACACCCTTAGATACCTTTTTTTCTTCTGCTTTAACCTTTTCATCTTCTTTTTCAGTATTGATTTTTTCATCAATATCATTATCAATAATAGGCTTTAATGCTTTAGCTTTTTCTTCATTAACAAAAGCTTCATATTTACTTTCCCAAGCTTGTTTGTTTGGGTTAAAATCATCTGAAGTTAATTGAACTAAAGGTTTTAGAGTTACTACGCCCCCTAATTCTTCATTAATTACACTTTTACTTTTTAAAATATTTTCAGCATCTTTAAACGAAGTTAAATTGCTAATAAAATTTGGATATTTTTGTTTAGCTTCTTTTAAAAATAAATCTTTACGACCCTCACCTTTTTGGATTTGGTTGTATTGTTCTTGTAGTGTTTTCATATTATTTTTCTAATAGTGTTTTAATGTCCTTGATGTAATCTTTAATTATGTCTGTTGGTTTTATTACTGCAAAAGTATCTGGTTGTTGTCTATATACTTTTATTGTTTCAATTTTTGCTTGTCTTAGTGGTTTAATTAAAGACTGTAGTTCATTTTCAATTTCAGAAAAGGCATTAATACGTTCCTGTTGGAACTTTTCTGCCTTACTTTCTTCTTCCTTAACTACCTTATAATTATACATATTAAAATAATTTCTTTACTTCAAGACCCGAACCTTTTTGTACATATGTACCATTATTTTTAGGGACTAATTTATATTTAAATTGTTTTACGTATGCATTATCTGCTACCCCATCTTCGGTTGCTTTAGGACCTGGGCCTAAATCTTCACCAGGTTGTTCAGCAGATTCTTCTACTTCTTTATATCCTAATTCTTTATATGCCTTAATATTAGGTTTAGAACCTTTTTTTCTAAATGCATATGGTGTGTTATAAGCGCCAGCACCCCCTGATGTAGACATTTCATCAACATCTTCTTCATTCATTGCTTTTTTATATTCCTCTGGGTAGTTGTTTCTAATGTGAGTTCTAATGGTATTCCTTAAAGATCTAGCTTGTTCATATATATCTAAAAACTTTTTATCATCTTTTGCTTTTTGATATACACCTTTTGCTGTTTTTGTTAATTCATCAACATCTTCAACTAATTTAGATAAATTTGGAACATAATCTATAGACCAAGATATAGCACCAGTATTAGGGTCTTTATCTGTAACTACAGATTTAACACCTCTAGTAACTTTTGTATCTCCTATCTCTATTTCCTTAACTTTATATTTGTACCCCATTAGTATTTTTGATTTCTTTAACTAGTTCGTAATATTGTAGTAAATCAACTAAATTATCATTACCTACTTTATCACTTTTATTTAATTCTACTAAAAATTTAGCTACTTCAGTAATTTTAACCTGTGTTGCTTTATCTTTAACATTCGTAGATTCAACGTTTAAAATCTCCTTTAGTTCTTTAATTTTATCATTATAAAATTTTCTTAAACCTGGTGTAGAATCTACTGAATATATAAATTCTTTAAGTACTTGTTTCTGTTCATCGCTTAGTATACTATACTTATCATTAAATTTTTCCAGTAAGATTTTATAAGTTAATGTTCTTATATCTTTATCATATCCTGAATATTCTTCAAGTAGTTGATCTTTCTTAGATTGGTTAATTTTAGATCTAGTTAAGAATTCTAAGAGTGTAATTTTATTATCAATTAACTGTTTATTATCTACTAAACCCTTAGTATTGGTTCCTTCTATTAAAGTATATAAAGCCGCTATTTCCTTATAATTTTTGATTTTAGCACCAAAAAAATCATTTAGGTCATATTGTTCTTTAATTTCGTTAATTAAGTTATACTTTTGTTTCTTAAGTATGCCCCTATTAAAATGCTTTGAACTATCTAAAGTAGTAGATATATATAAACCCGCTTTTGCTTCACTTAATACTGAAGATTTGCTAATGGACTCATATAATTTATATTCACGGCCTAATTCTGTTTTAACAAAATATTTTCTTAAAATGTCGATAGCAGCAGATTCATTTCCTGAAAGAGTGTCCGCAGTAATTTGTCTGACTAGCAGTTCAAATAGTATACCGGTGTTTTTATACTTTGAGTGTTTAATTTTCATCAAAAATATATTTATTTATAAATATTAGGATTTTAGTTGAGATTCATCAAGTAAAGAAGAAGTATCTTTATCTTGTTCAAAAATTAACTTTTTTTCATTAATTTTATTAAAGATATCTTTATTCTTTAAAAATGTAATCTTAGGGTCTTCAAATTCAGAAAGCCTTGGTCTGTTTTTTCCATCGTTTTTATCCGTATCCTTCATACGTTTAACTCCTAATGGGTCTTTACCAAAATTATTTTCTTGTTTACCCCTGTTAGTAATACCATCTTTTGGTCTTCCTAATTTTAAGTCATCACCATAACCATCTGGCACATTACCTGGGTCAGACATAGTTCTGCCTTTACCATATAAAGATGCTAAATCGTGAGGTGTACCATATGATTTACCAGATGATATAGGGTCATTACCCTCTGCCTCAATTTGA